TTTATAAATTAAATGAGATAATACATGCCAAAAGAAAATTATCATGGTGGTTTACAATCATTAGACCCTTTTTATCCTGATGGTTATGTTTCCTCCGATCAAGATAGACAACAAATTATTGCTCAAAAAGAAAGATATGCAGCAAAAGTTAATTCTATAAACTATAAATTTCCTTTAAGGTCATTTAGACGAGGATTTTTTGAAGGTAATACAGATACTATTTCTGCTGTAAGAGAAAATATAAAAACACTTTTACTAACTCTTAAGGGTGAAAGAATTAATGATGCTAATTTAGGAACTAACATTCCTGTGTTACAAGGTCAATTATTTGAACCTATAACAAGAGAAGAAACTTTTGAAAATATAAGATTAGAAATAGAAAGTGCAATTGCGCGATATTTACCTTATATAAGAGTGACAAATATTAGAATGATAACTCAAGAGGAAGAACCGATTTTAGGTAATAATAAAATTAGAGTAAATATGACTTATGTTATTACAGATCAACAGGCTATGGTAGATAATATAAACCTTACTTTGAATAATCCAGAGAGCTAAGATGCCCCTAACTAAAAATAGAGAAATTAACTATTTATCTAAAGATTTTGATTCTATTAAAGCAGATTTAATAGACTACACAAAGAGACATTTCCCAAATGATTTTCGTGACTTTAACGATGCATCTGGAGGCATGGCAATTTTAGATATGATAGCCTATGTCGGTGATATATTATCATTTAATATAGATAGACAAGTTAATGAAGCATATATTAACAGGGCGGTTGAAGGTAAAAATATTGTTTCTCTCGCTCAAAATTTTGGATATACCCCAAAAAACACAACACCGGCTGTAGTAAACTTATCAATTAGTGCAACGCTACAAGAAAGTATTTCGGGTGATTGTTTGTTTGTGTTAAAAAAAGGAGCTACTGTTGTTACGAACTTTGACCCTGTAGTTTCTTTTGAAGTTTTAGATGATGTAGATTTTACTCAACCAAAAAATAGAATGGTTAAATCATCAGGCGGCACTACTACAGTAACCGTAACAGGTGTTTCTGCAGCCGCTGGTATTTCTAAAACTTTTAACTATAGAGCAAATGACGCAGTAAAATTTTTAAAAGTTGTTTTACCCGAAACTGATATTAATGAAGTAGTATCAGTGTCGGCAACAGATGGTAGTCAGTATTTTCAAGTTGATAATTTAGCTAGAGATACTGTTTTTACTGGTGAAGTTAACACCAGTGATAGCTCTGGTGACGCAGGGTATATTATGAAACTAAAAAGGGTTCCTAAAAGATATGTTGTAGAAAGAGAGCCAACTGGATTAACCTGTATTAGATTTGGGTCGGGTGTTTTGACAGAGGCTGATAGTGAAATAATTCCCAACCCTAATGATTTTGTATTACCTCCGTCTTTAAGAGGGTCGCCTTCTGGATTTACACCAGCCGCTGTTGATTCAACTAATTTTCTTAAGACAAAAACATTAGGTGTTGCTCCACAAAATACCGAACTTTCGATTCAGTATAGAGCTGGTGGTGGTGTTAATACAAATGTGGGGGCAAACACGTTAACGAGATTTATAAGACAAGAGTTAGCTTTTGCGAAACCAAATATAACATCGGCATCTGGTGCTGTAGTTAGGAGTATCTATGATACTTTATCTTGTAGTAATGGTGAACAGGCTAGCGGTGGAGAAGAGCCTGAAACTATAGCTTCTATTAAGGAAAACGCAGTTTTTAATATGAGTTCCCAAATGAGATGTGTGACACTCCAAGACTATCAAGCCAGAGTAATGTCGATGCCTGCTCAATTTGGAAGTGTATTTAGGAGTTTTGTAAGAAAAGACCCAACTAATAACTTAGGGGTTCAGTTATTTTTAATAACCAGAAATAATGTTGGTAATCTTACATTACCAAGTGAAGTAATAAAAAATAATATAGAAACTTATATGAAAAACTTTAAATCGTTTTCTGATACCATAAGAATAACTAATGGTCGTATAATAAATATTGGCGTGGATTTTACCATTGTTCCAATGCCCGATGTTAATGAAGCTCAAGCTATGATGGATTGTATATTAGTTCTACAGAGATATTTTGATACCGCTCGTTCTAATTTTAATGATAGTATTGTAATATCCGATATTCAATCCCGTCTGCAAGGTTTAGCAAGTGTAAGAGCTGTTCCAACTTTAAACATAAATAATAGAGTAGGCACAGTGGATGGCCGAGCATATTCAGGTACGCAATTTAATATAAAAGCTAACACAACAAGCGGTATTGTTAAGCTTCCTCAAGATGCAGTGTGGGAGTTAAAATATCCTAATTTTGATATTATAAGTAGAGTTGCTGATCAATCAACAGCCGCGGCATTTGCAACTGGTGTTGGTGGTGGCGGCGGATATTAATGAGAGAATAAAATGAGCTACGCAAGAGCATTTTCATCTAAAGACACATGGATAACAGAATAAGTTTGGGCTTACTTCACTAAGTGCCGGTATTATTAGCACAGGTAAGTATCCCGACCCAAGAGCAGACTCCAGTGTGTCAGCTTATATCTATATGTTCAACACACCATCTACTGATACAGTTCCACACAACTTTGATATAAATGCGTTTCCTCTTACTGGTGGATGGGCTGAAGGTCGTGGATTAGATAATGACAACTTTAGTAACACAGGATTCGCGAATGCATTATCTGCTACAAACCAATTACCTTGGAAAACTGCTAGTAATGCAGGTCAGACAGGTGGTAGTAATTATATAGGCTACGCTACTAAAATTTATGATTCTAACTCAGCTTCTATGAATTTTCCCGAAGGTGAAGAAAATCTTAAGTTAGATGTTACTGAATATTTTAAAGCATATCTCAATTATTCTGAAGGAACAACTATTGCTAATGGTGGCTCGGCAGATCATGGTTTCCTTATAAGAATGTCAGACGCACAAGAATGTAAAGATGCTACTGAAGCCACTGCAGCAGGTGTAGCCACATCAGTAACAGCAGAGAATTTTTATTCTAAGAAGTTTTATAGTAGAGAGACAAACACTCAAAAATCACCATACTTACAATTAGAATGGCCGGGTGCTATCAAAGATGATAGAAACAATATTAAGTTTTCTAAGTCTGGTTTACTATTCTATTATAGTGTAGTAGATGGTGCGCTAACCGACTTAAACGGAACAGGTCCGTTTCCCGGCCATGTTACTTTAAGCGCAGCCAACGAGTCAAGCGCAGGGTCAAGTGGAATAGCTTTAGGAATCGCTGTAACAGCCGCGAGAGCATCAAAGGGGATATATAAGATAAATGTTGGTGATGCAGGCACAGAGACTGCTGCAGCGGGTTTAACAGGTATTAACATAGGACTATCAAGTTCTACTTCTTTTACAGATAGTTGGACAGTTACCACTGCAGGAGAATATAGAACTGATACTTTTTCTTTTAGTTGTATACTGCCTACTTCTGGTCATAGTAGTTATACGACCTCAAACTATCAAATTAGTTTAAGTAATCTTGTTCCTCAATTTCAACCGGGAACAATGCAAAGGATTCGTGTGAACATTAGAGACAGAACCACTTCGTTAAGAAGTGTTACGGGTAGTTCAACAGCGTTGAATAATTTTATTGTTCGGTCTGGTAAAGTTCAGATTAGAGAAAGATACACTGATGATATAGAGGTAAACGATTTTGATATATCATATGATTCTGAAGGTAACTTTTTTGACTTAGATACTAATCTTTTATACCCTGGCATTCCTTACAAAGTTTACTTACAGCTTGATGTCAGAGGTGATACTTTTAATTATGATTATCCCGATAGGTGGAGTTTTGTTGTTGGTGAATCTTACGACACGGAAGACACCAACCCCTCATCAATGGCAAGACGAACGCGTGATGCCAATTATGATTACGGTCTTTTATAAAGGAAAATAAATGGCAGATTCTGGATTCACATATGATAGTTTAGTATCCTCTCTTTCTGCGGTAGGGGCTAGTAGTGGAGCCTTTATTAGCTTAAGCGTAACGGGTCAAGATGATAAAGTATTACCATTGGTTGATTATGGTGATTTCTCTCAACATATATTTTTTAGTGATGCGGTAAGAAAATTTAACACATCCTACGAGCACATATTAAGATACTATCCAATTGGAGCAAGTGGTAGTGATGTTTCATCTCTATGTGCAGAAAATATTTACAAGGTTGATGATTTTAAGAAGAATGCAAATGGGTTTGACTTATGGTTGTTAGAGAAGTTAGGAACAACAGGATCAAGTTCTGCAGATGTTAACGCTGAACCTAATGTAACAGTTAACGCTACTAATCAAGATGGTGATTTAGTTCCCTTAATACATATTGTTAGAGGTGCTACGAATAGTTTAACCGGCTCACAAACGGGTATGGTGGATTCAATATCTGCCCGAGCGGTTAATTTTGAAGATTTAAATCTTAATGTTGTAGATAGAACATCTGGCACTGCTGAGTATTTAACTATTGATACGTCTCCCGATGGTATGAGAAGAGGAACTCCAAGAAAAGCTGTCATAGAGTTTCCCGCAACTGCTGAGACTAGAGTATCAAGAGGTCCGAATCTTAAAAACTTATTACCTCAAGTTTTGTTTTCTGGTGACGATGATAAAATATTAGAGAAACTATTAGCTACTATGGGTGATGAGTTTGATGAAATAAAAACATACATCAGCCAAATAGCAAATGTAAAAAGAATAAGTTACGATAAATACAATAGAGTTCCAGATAAGTTTTTACCAGCTTTAGCTGAAGAGTTTGGGGTGCAACTTTTTGGTATGGCAACCAAATCCGATTTTAGAAAATATTTAACTGAATCTACATCTGGTTCTACAAGACAAGAAATAACTCACGATATTTGGAATAAAATTTTAAATAATATCACTTACCTTTTAAAAACAAAAGGCACAAAAGAAGTCGCTGAAGCTATTAGTAGAATATACGGCGTTGATCATAACTTTGTTAAATACAATGAATATTCAGCTTTTCATAAGCCAACATCTGTAAGAGTTGTAGAGGAGGTTGACTTCCCTGCTTTCTATACTTCGGGTGATGCATTTATTCAAACTACATCTAACGCTACAACAGGATCATCTCTTGCTTTTGATTTTCCGGCCTCAACAAATTTTACTATTCAAATGAGGGTATCAGCTACTGCTGACACTGCTGTGACCTTGTTGAAGCACCCACTATATACTATTGACATGGATGCTAGTGGAAGAGCGGCTTTCAAATCTACTACAACTGCATCTATGTCAGCCATAACTGATTTGACTTCTATGTCGGGTTGGATTAAGGGAGGTGGTAGTGCTGATAATTTTGTTAATGTGGTTGCTTCAAGATCGGGTGATACGTTAAGAGTATGGACTTTAGCATTATCTGGTTCTCCTACCGGTGGTAACGACATTGTAGTATACTCATCTGGTGCAACTGCTCATTATGATGTGTCAAGAATAAATTTTTCTTCTACTGGTGGAGTTGGTGCAATATCTAAAGGTGGAACTAACTACTCTCAATTCCCTACTTACTTTCCAGCGTCTGGTTCTTTTAAGGGTTATATGCATGAGGTTAGGGCGTGGAACAATGTAGCCTTACAAAATGAAGATTTATTTGAACACACAAGAAACTTTGAGTCGGTATCTTTTCAAAACTCTACCGGTGCAGCTAATACCGTTGGTGTAACAAACAAAGCTAATTTTTCCAGCTTGTCGGCTCATTACAAGTTAAGAGAAAATATTGTATTAAAAGGTGATTATAATTTTGTTGTTGATTCTACAACTGCAGGTAACACGGCTCACCCAGTTGCTTTTGGTGGATTAACTGGAAAACACTATAGAGTTTTTGAAAATCAAAAGAAGGTCGGTAATTATTCACCTGTTGGTTTAGCGCCAGATAACGATAAAATAAGACAAGAAGATACAGGAGATAAATTAGCGGATGTGGGTTATGTTAGTTATTCACTAAGCCCAATAAATGTTTTAAATAATGCAATACGTAATTTTTATCAAGACTTAGATATTGCCGGAACGATGGGTGACCCCGAAGATCTTTATAGAAAAAATTACACCGGTCCTTTCGCACAACAATGGCATGACATAACAAGCCAAATGGGTTTAGCTCCATCAGCAACATTTGCAACTCAATCTTCTACAGCATGGGATAGAATAAGAAGTGGTGGTGGAGTGTTGGGTAGTAGTATAAGTGGTGCTAGTGGCAACACAGTTAGTGTTACAGATTTGAATGCGTTTGTAAAAGGAGTTTCTAATTTTAATGATACTTTTGGGGGTATTTTTACCTTTATAAAACAGTTCATTCCCGCTAAGACTAATAGTTTAGGTGAAGGTGTTTTAATCGAAAATCACTTATTAGAACGACCTAAAATGAAGAGAACATTTGGGTTAAGAGAAACAACTGGAACAGGTTATATAGGTGCTCCCTCAATGAGTGGTGATAGAGGTGTGATTTCTTTTGATGAAGGTAGAACACCAAATAACCAAGTTCCGAGTTTGATAAACATATCTGTCACATCATTTACAATCAACAACAAACACAATGCTGCCGATGTATCGACTCAAGGTAGTAATAGTGCCAATGACTCTACACTAATGGCTTCAGCAGCTACTACCGCTGAGTTTCAAGGATTTCAATATCAAGGAGGTGTGCAAGAGTTTTTAGATAATGCTGTTACCTCCGTAAGAAACGTAAGTGCCTTAAGTGTTCAAAGTTCTACTAACGTGCCGAGATTCATACCAACTAGTGTAGGTAGGGTTTTACCATTAACTATTAAGCCAGCATCACCTGCAGAATCACAAATTGATTTAACTGTTGATTCTTTACTAATTTCACCTACTGCTGTTCCTATTTCAGCTAATGTAGCTGCAATAATAAAGGGGTCTGCAAGATTGTTATCAAGGGGTAATGTTTTTACTACTGAATCACCTGCCTTAAGATTTGATTTCCCAACATCTGGTAACGGTGATAACTTTTTTGAAGCCACTATAGGTAACATTGCTGCAGGTAGAGGTAGAGAGATTAAAGAAAAAGATGTATCTTTCACAACTAATTTGGAAACAGGCACTGTAGAGTTTGAGTTACGGTTGTCAGATGGTATAAGATCATTAACCGCTATTAATGATGCTCGTGACATAAGTCAATTCGATGTAGATCACTCAGCATCTGGTTCTATTGGCATTGTTCCTATAAGAATAACTAATCTATTTAATAATGAAGCTACCGTATTCAGAGTCGGTATCAATTCTGATTCTACAAAGGATAGTGATCTAATACGACAAATAGCTGATCAAGGCGGTTCTAAAATACAATCATAGAGGAGAAAAAAATGATTTATTTAAATAAGTATAGACATATTACAGAGGAAGCAGAAAAAAGTCTATATAGTTTGGTTAAAGATTTAATTAATAAAAATACGACTAATATTTTAGAGGTAGGTACAATGGCTGGGCAAGTTACAGTAATATTAGCCACAGCTGCGGCAGAAAAGAATGAATCTGCAAATATAATATCTATTGATCAAAATTATGATACGTTTAGCCCAACAGCTGCAGAATCTTTGCGAGCTAACAATCTATCTAATTGTTCTTTTGAGTCAGATAAACTTGAAGAAAGATTTGAGGAAAATATTATAAAGGCAAACATTATTTATATTGATAGATTTCACGATAAAATTTCTTCTAAAATGGATCTTATTAAAAAGAATATAATAGTTCCTACAAAAATTATTTATAGAAACCCAAAAGCTTCAAGTAATTTTCCGTTTGAAGTTACTGAGGTTTCGCCTCAAGTAAAACCGAGACAGAGAAAGAGGTCTATTGAAAAAACTAAAGATACTAAAGATAGCATAAGCGCTACAACAAAAGTATCAACTAAATAAACCAAAAAAGGAATCACACAAATATTTATATAGAATTTATCTTGGTATACATATTTATTAAGATTAATAAAAGGAAAGAATTATGGCATTTTTAGATAGCTCTACAGCGGTCATAGACGCAATACTTACAAGAAAAGGTAGAGAACTACTCGCAAGAAACGATGGTAGTTTTCAAATTACTAAGTTCGCTTTTGGTGATGATGAAATAAACTACCAACTTTTTGATGCAACAAAATCTACGGATCAAGATGCTGATATTTTAAATCTACCAGTGTTAGAACCCGTATCTAATGAAAATGTGGCACTATTACACAGACTTATAACACTACCAAGAGGAAGTTTAGTCATAGCTAACCTACAAATATCACCGACTACCGGTTCTGTAGGATATGGTACTGATTTAACTATTAGTGTTTCTACTGAAAATGGGGAAGATAGTCAAGGTTACGCTGCAACAGTTAGAGACACAGATATTGGAGTGTTGACGAACACAACTTCTCAACCAGATGTTAATGGTGAAGGTACTTTTACTATAAGAACCGGTGCAAATGCAGGTGGTAAATCTGGTCAAACTATAGTTGACATCACAGGTATCAACAGTGGAGCAAGAAAAGAGTTCACTTTAACGGTAAGTGCTTCAGGCGCTGCAGCATAGGGAAATAAATAATGTCTATAAATGAATATGACTTAACGCGTGATGTAACTAACACTGAAGTTATAACGAAAACTAATTTTGAGATTACTTCTGCTACAGCAGCTCAAGAAAGAAATATTAATTCTTTTGTAATGGAAGCTACTTCTACTGGTTTTTTAGTTAATGCCAAAGGAACTACCACAAGCACTCCTTTAAGCGCAGCTTTTCGCAATATATCAAACTATTTCTTTTCTTCATCAGCGGCTAACAGAATACCAGTAGCTCAAAACAATGTGGCTACAACAGGTATTTCAAGAGTTATTACAATTGGAAGAACAACCACAGATGATTCCATTTTATCGGGTAGTGTAACTGGAACATTTTCTTTTGGAACACAAGCTAACAAAGTTATTATTGATTTACCCGAACAATCAATTTCTGGCGCTGTTGGTCGTAAGGGTGATTTAGTAGAGAAAGCAGATACTACTAATATTGTGGGTACTATTTTTTATGACACAGGAACTATGGTATTTCACGGTGGCGATTCTTCAAGAAACACAAACTTTTTGATAGAATCATCATCTGGTTTTGTTTTCGGGCCTGGCGCTACTGCAGGTAATGTAGCAATAAACAATATAAGTTTTGTAAGCTTAAATATGTTAAAGAGAAGTGTATTCTTTACGAGAGCTTTTAATCAAGAGTTTAACTATTCTAACAATCCAACTGCAATCGCAAACGCTTCTTTAGGGTCTATATCTTCTAACTTAACTGGTATGCCAACATCTTTTATTACTACGATTGGTTTGTATAACAACGATAATGAATTAGTAGCTGTGGCTAAAACCTCACCTCCCGTCAAGAAGGATTTTGATACTGAAAAAGTGTTCGCAGTAAGGTTGCAGTATTAAGAAAATAAAATGAAATGGCATATAAAGCATTTGAAGAAAATCAAATTAACGGGCGACCTTTTGTCGAAGAACAAACTATCTCTATATCTGAAGATAGCCCTTGCGCTAGTCATCTTCACTTGTTCACCGGCATACGGTCACTGGGTAAGTTAGATGTTTTTAAAGCAGACTCTTTACCTTCCTTTAATGAAATAGACAAAAAAGAAATAAAATATCAGTGGAATTTTGATAGTAATGTTTTAGCTGGGCAAACACTAACAGCAGATATTA